GATTGCCGGTAACTGAAATAGTTACACTATTCTCGGGTCCTGCCGAAGAAATGGGTAATTCTGCAAATGCGCCAAATCCTAATAACATAAAATATAATCCTTAGAAGGAAGCAGGGGGTATGTGGTGGATCCCTGCCTCCATCAAAGAATTATATCATCGTTTAAACCAAGAAGGAAGACCTAAATGTGGACGTTTGTCAAACATATTATCCTTCGCTCCAGGTGTCTTACGATTGTTATAATGAAGAAATACTTGAACACATTCTTTTCCTTTGAATGGTTCTCTCCAATGCTCTAGATCACAGCCTCTATAAACCAACATATCTCCGGGATTTAAATCTACTTTAATACCTTTGTCTTTAGTAGGTTCATAGCTTTGAATTTGATGAAGACCTCGTTTAGCACCATAAACATATCCGGCTTTTGGATCAGGGTTTAAATATATAGGCCATGCATCTCCACCTAAATTCATTGTAGTTGATATCTCACAACTAAATCTATCCTTATGTCGTTTAAGAATGTCACCTTTTTTATAAATTCTTGCATATGTATATGCAGGGTATAGTTTTAATCCTGTGGTTTTTTCCATAACAGCTTGAACTTTAAGCATTAAAGTTTCCATAGCGATATCAGAATAACAAGAATATGTATTAGGTATTTGCTCATCGTCAGCTTCATAATAACCAAGTAAAGTTTCAAAAGGAGAAATGTATCTGTGTTTTACACACGTATCATGCACTTGTTTCTGCATACAAAAATAGTTTGCCACAAAAGATGCCAACTCTTTTGATATAGCTTGACGTATAATTGTATATTTTTTCTTTTTAAAGGACATCTTTTAGATTTATATTTAAATTCATTCTTTTATTTTCATCAGTTTGATTAATACTTCTATGCTGTATATGGCCTGAAAAAATTACCATACTATTTTCTCTAGAATGTACTTTTTTTCCATCTTCAAATTCCGTATAGCCATTACAAGTATTTAAAGAATATAAACAAACGGTATGTGGAATATACGCATCCACATGGTAGTCAGTTTTTACGTGTTTATCTTTTTTAGTATATAGATTTAATTTGGCTCTATGTAAATATTTAAAATTTAAGTTTCCCAATACAGGCATTAAAATAGTATGGAAATAACGGTCACTGGAAACTTTGTCATTAGTATATAAATAATGAAAAAAATAAAAATTAGATGTGTCATTAGCTGTCCCCGTAATAGGACAATAGTGCCATGGCAATCCTTCTATCTCTACTTTAATTTTTTCAAACATATCTTTAGGTAGAAAGTTATCAACTACTTTAAACATCTTTAGCCATCTCCTTTAACACTGCGGTTATATTAAAATGAATAAATCTAAACGGAGCTTTCCCGTGGTCCAAAGAAAATTCGTGTTGTAAGTATCCTGGAAAAAATATAAGTAATCCAGGTTCGGGTTTAAAATTAATTTGTTCGTGACCTGACCAAACACCTTTTAGATTTGGTTTCATATGTAATGCAGTCGTTCGAGCTCCTGTTCTTGGGTCGTGAAAAACTGGAAGGGAAGTCTTATCACTTGCTTTTAAAAAATAAAAACCATTAACATGTGTATTCCAATGAATGTGTGCTGAGTGATGTCCTCCTCCTTTTTTTGCAAATTCTTGGACCCACATTTGTTCAAAGAAAGTTGTATACTTAGTCATATCAAACCCTGAATGATCTAAAAATTCCCAAGCTCTTTGACCAACATAGTTTCTAAAATCCATAAACTGAGTGTCACCTACTAATTGTGTCGAATGATATGAAGTACCAAAATCTCCAAACTCTTTTATATATGTTTTTTGATTTTTTCTTGCTTCTTTAATATATGGATCTGAAGCTTTGTTTAAAGATTTAATAAACTCTGGTTTTTTCTCAGACCATATTGTTGTTGGAAAATAATGATTGATGTACATTTTATTTAAATGGATGCCCTAAATGCCATACGACAAGTGAGTATCTAGTTCCTCTCGTTACTGGTTTGACTCTATGCCACAAGTGTGAAGGAAATACTACGATAGAGCCCTTAGGTAATATTTCTGGTACGCTTCTTATATGTTTACTTTCATCTCTCATATGAGGATCATAATTTCTAAAATCAAATTCTAATTCTCCACCACTATATTCTGAGCCATCGGTTAATTGACAGGTCATAGATAGTTTTCTAACTTTACCTTTATCAGGACCTTCTTTATCATAAGGTTGGTCCCAAGGATCTGTATGCCAATCATAGTATTGATGAAGTTTATATTTTGTAAACTGGCAAGCTTCTGATCTATCCCATTGAAAATTCCAACCTGCGTTTCTATTTGCTTGATGAACATAAGGGTGTAACTCTCTATAAATCCAAGGCTCAGACAACCATACTAAATCAGATTTTCTTTTTCTTTGTATGTTTTTAACATCTTCCTTACTTAATGTTGGTCTATCAAATCCTCCAGTTCTAGCTATACTTTCCTCTTTCGATAAAGAATATTTAATAACTTCATCACAAAATTTAGGAGTAAGTGCAGCGGTAAAATACCAAAAATAATTTTTTAAATTCATTTTTTAAAAGTCATGTTTAGTGAAAATCTATAGGGTGGAGCTATAGAAGTAGAGGGTCTAATTAAATGAGGTATTCTTGCATCAAAAATAACCGCTCTATTTGGTTTACATTGAACAGTTTTAACTATGTCTTCTTTGTTATTATTTAAAAATAAAGTGTCTGCACCCCACTCTAAATCCCATTTCATATTAGCGTAATAAATAAAACTCCATTTAGCGTTATCAAGAGAATCATCATGTGGATGATAAACTCCAGAAGGAGTAATAGCGTTTACTAAACATCGGTTAAGATTATTTAAATTCATTTTAAATTTGTTTTTAAGTTTAACAGGTAAGTGTTCTAATGCTCCTAACTTAATTAAGTCTTCTTTTGTAAACTTAGCTCCAAACATATAAAAATTTTTATAATCAAAAGACTCACTATCGTTTAAATTTAATTTAAAATAAGAATTAATTATAAACGAATAAAATTTGTGCGCGATGTGTGATGGATATACATCATCAAAAATATATATGTTGTTTAAGCTATCCGATATATTCATAAGTAGTAGTTAAAATAAAGTTTAAAGAGTCTTTTTGATTGTTGGTTATGTAATACATTTGTGTAGAGGGAAACATAATAAAATGATTATTTTTTAATTCTATATCCCAACTTCTTCCGGCTCTTCGATTTTGATCATAATGTATTCGAACACTACAATTCTCAACCTTTACTCCATAAAGCAAGGTGTAGTCAGGAGAATTTTTAAGGTCTACTGGTTCAATGTTTAATAGAGGAATAGATGCTTCTTTTGGTTTGTAAACATTTCCCCACGTTTCTTTATTAACTAAAGTAAAATTATACTCTACATTCATATGCTCTCTTAGATAAGTAGTTAATTTATCCCACTCTTTTGAAAAAGGAAATTCGCAATTCTTAATGTTTGAGAGTAATATATCTTTTTGTAATTTATCACGATCTATCTCAAACCCTTTAGGCATATCTATCTTGCCATAATGTAAATCTATTTCTGATAAAACTATTTTTTTCATTCTACAATCCAATCTATAATTAAATGTATTCTATCTTCCTTACTGTTATTCTTCACCGCATGAGATTTTTTTGAATTATTAATTTCCCACATTTCTCCACTTTTTAAATTTTTCTTTTCTTCACCTACAGAAAAATATACTTTCTTATTGGTAATTATTGGAATATGCACTCTTTTACAAAAATGTAAAGAGTCACCATTGTCTATGTGTTGAGGTATTGATTTTTCTGATAATAAGTTTACTAGAATAGCTCTTATAATATAACCTTTTCCAAATTTTTTAGAAAAAATAGTTTTAAATTTTTCAATTTCTTTTTTATATTTATCATAGTGTGTATGATAAGTAGGGTCTTTCAGTCTAAAATCTTCATTAAATATTAAAGGAATAGTTTTTGTATGTTTGTGAACATCAAATGTTTTTTGTCTAAACTGATATTTATTCCAATCCTTAATCTGTCCTACCTTTTTTATAAGACTTTCTACATTTGTTTTACCAACATAATTAAAATTTATCATACTAATATCCTGGTATTAATCCTTTATACTTTTCAATTACATATTTAGGAAGTTTGATGTTAGAATAATTAAAGTTTCTAACTTTACCTAAATGAATTTTGTGCATAGGGGCTCCCATTAGAGAGTCATCATATGCTATACTATTAACAGAAAATTGATTTTTAATATCAAAAGAATGATTAAACTTAGGAAGCTTTAAAAAGTTATATATAGAATCTATTGTTGTTTTAGGCTGTTTTACTAGCTCTTCATATTTTATGAAAAGAACATTTTTTTTATTCTTTAGGTTATTATATGTATAAAACGACCAATCAAAAAACGTATTCTTTTGAGTTATTAAATCAATTTTTTCTTCTTCTTCTGGTCTATATAAAGTAGTTTTATCTATATAATTATACTGTTTATTTACATAAAAATCAGGGTAATCTATGGAGAGTTTTAAAAAAGATTTGATTACATCTAACGGATTTCTTAACAAGAAAATTAATTTAAACTCATTAGGACAATATTGTTCCATAAGATTATAATTAAAAGGCGTACCCCATTCCCCTCTATCTAGTACATAGGGTTGTTTAAAATGCTTATAGTAGTTTAAAACTAAATTTTTTTTAATATTTTCAAGAGAATCTTCATTATTAAAATTATGGAAAGTAGGACTATTTTTTAAAGTTTCTAAATTAAAAAAACAATCAGGTAAAAGTGAATGTCCTGAAACAGCTATTTTTTTATTTTGATTTAAAATCGTAGATAATAAAGTGTTTCCAGCTCTAGGAAACCCAGATAAAAAATATACTTTCTTTGGCATACCACATACCTTTTTAATTTATGCTAATCTATCTGTCAAGTCCCAAGACTGTCCATCTTCATTCCATACATAATACCACATATGAGTACCAGCGTCGTTTTGTGAAGTCTGTTCTGCAGTTAAAGCAGGCTCATCACCGATTGGTGATTGCCATTTAGCATCTGTTGTATTTTTAACCCAAGACGCATAAGGTTTTTTAGGAAAAAACATATTATTATCTTCGTCCCAAATATAGCCTATACCTGCATAATTTCCTCTGAATGCTTTTGAGTTATCACCAGATGAATGTGTGTTAGATATAGTATTGTAAGAAGTTTGAATCCACATTTGTGCAGGCCAATTATTGTGTCTCTCTAAATATTGTTGTCCTACTAATTCATCTTCAACACCATCAGCATTAAGCATGTCTTTGTTATCAAGTGTTAATACTTGAATAACTTTTCCATTAGCTCCTAGTTTTGCAAAGTGTGCCATAATATTCTCCTTATATATTAATTTTAAATTTGTGTAAATACATATTAATTTTGATATTTATATCGTATTACTACGATACCTGAACCACCGTTTCCACTAATACTTGAAGGACCAGGACCAAAAGCACCGCCTGTTCCTCCGCCTCTATTTACAGCTCCTGCTGTAGAAGGTGCATTTGTATTAGCACCAGCTGTTCCTGAACCACAAGGGCTAGCAGCTCCAGCAGTTACACCATGTGCGCCTTCACCACTTCCACCGCCACCACCAGAATAACTAACAGGACTTGCTGTAATACAAGATGTTGCTCCAGCACCGCCTCTACCGGCTGTAGATGGAGATGGGACAGCGTTTTGACCTACTTCGGTTGCTCCGCCACCACCGGCTGTTGCGTATGGAGAAGATGGACCATGTCCAGTACCTCCAGCACTTCCTTGAGCAGGTGTTACAGGAGGTGTATTTCCTGCTCCACCAGTACCACCACTACTCGCATTCCAAGAACCTCCGCCACCTGATCCGCCGGCAACTCCATTGGCTCCTTGTCCACCACCTCCGCCGCCTCCGGCAGAACTAACTGTTGAAAAAGTTGAAGTACTTCCTGCTCCTCCATTACAGTTACTAGGTGCGGGAACTCCTGTTCCACCGCCTCCTACTGTTATTGGATAGCCTGTTGCTGAAATTGGTAAAGCTGAAACAGGACTAGTTAAAGGTCCCGGTCCTGCTGTATATGATCCTGTTGTAGTTCCAGAAGAAGCTCTCCAGCCTCCTCCTCCACCACCGCCACCATAGTGAGAACCTCCAGTTCCACCACCCGCTACTACTAAATAATCAGCGGTATTAGAACCACTTGGTGTTCCGGCACTAGTAACACAAAAAGTTCCAGGACCGGTAAATTTATGAATTTTATAATCTCCGCTTGTAGTAATGCAACCACCTGTTGCAACTATATAATTACTACCTCTTACATTAGATGTTGAATCTAAAACGTTAACCCAACCTTGAGTTCCATCTATATAAACAAAAGTTACTGATTGACCTTCAGTGGCTAAAGTTACATCTGATGCAACTCCTCCCATTTTTTCTGTTCCATTAGGAGAAACAGTTACTCCATTAGTTTGAAAAGTTCCTGCATAATCTACAAGAGCTACTGATGCACCAGCAGAGCCTGCTGGTAAATTAACTGTTATAGTTCCACCGCCTGTATTTAAAAAATAACCTACTCCAGCTACTGCTGTAAAAGTTCCGGTTGTTTTTACTGTTGTACTCCAAGAAATTTCTCCTGTGCTAGCAAACCCTGATGCAGTTCCTGAATTAGAAATTGTTGCACCAGAAGCAATTGTCATTGTTGCACCAGAAGGCAGTGTAAATGTATCTCCACTATCTCCTAATGTTGTAGTTCCACATGCTGTTCTTGGACTAAGTTTATTTACTTTTATTTCACTCATAATTTTTTCTATTGATATTTATATCTTAATATTACAATTCCGCTACCACCATTTCCAGCAGGATTAGCCGGTTGATTTCCTCCACCGCCTCCACCAGTGTTTGTTGTACCAGCAGCCGTAGCCAATGCACCGCCACCTAAACCAGCAGCTCCAGGTTGATTACTTGCACCTCCGCCTGCTCCACCACCAGAAAAATAATAAACACAGCTACTGACTTGTCCTGAAGTTCCAAATGCATTAGGGAAACCACCACCATTTCCACCATATCCTCCTAAGCCAGCATTATGTGGCGCTACCGCTGGTCCTCCAGCAGCCATAGCTCCACCGCCACCGCCCGCTGAATAAAGAGGGGATGGTGCACTTCCACCATTACTGCCTTGAGGTGGACTAACGGGAGGAGTATTTCCAGTTCCTCCACAACCACCTCTATGTTGTCTGCCAGCACCGGATCCACCATCATAAGATGGACTACCACCACCGCCGCCAGCTGAATCTATTGTTGAAAAAGTACTTGTAGAACCAGGTCCTGCAGGTGCTGTTCCGCCACCACCTACTACAATTGGATAAGCTGTTACTGTTGCTGTTATAGCTGCCGGAGCTGCACGTGGTTTAGCCGGATAAGTTGCAGGAGCTAAACTTGGTGAAGCAAATCTAAATCCGCCTGCACCGCCTCCGCCACCAGCAACACTAGAGTTTCCACCTCCAGCACCAGCAACTACTATATATTCTAGTTCCGAAGGAGCGCATGGTGTTCCTGCTCCTACTTTACTTACACAAAACGTACCGGGTCCTGTGAATGTATGAATTTTGTAATCTCCAGAAGTACTTATAGTTCCTCCTGTAGCTACCATGTATGGGTTTCCTGTAGCATTTGATGTTGAATCTTGAACGTTTTTCCATCCTTCTGTACTATCTACAAACACAAAAGTTACTGATTGACCTTCTGTAGATAAAGTTGAAGAAGCATTAAAACCTCCAATTTTATCTGTTCCATTTGGTGAAACAGTTAAAGAGTTTGTTTGAAACGTATTAGTATAATCTGCAACTGAAACTATATCTCCAGCACTTCCTGCTGGTAAATTAACCGTAAACGATCCTCCATTAGTATTACAGAAATAACCATTACCACTAACAGCACTAAAAGTTGCTGTTTTAATACTTGATGTGTCCCAATTAACCGAACCGGATCTTCCAAATCCAGATTGAGAAGCTCCTGATGCTAGTGATACTGTATCGCCACTTGCACCAATGGTAATTGTAGTTCCAGACTGACTAACGATTACTCCTCCATCAGCTGCCTTATAACCATCTGATCTTATATCGTTTCCAGTTACAGTAACTGTATTACCTGATGCTCCTACATTTATTGCAGTTCCACATTTATTGATGATGTTTGAATCATCTGAAACTTTATTTATATTATCTACTTTTATTTTACTTGCCATAATTATTGATATTTATACCTTATTATTACTATACCAGATCCACCGCCTCCACTATTCGCAGTTGGAGATGTTCCACCTGCTCCACCGCCTCCACCGCCAGTATTAACAGTTCCGTCTGTTCCATTACCTTGAGGCGATCCTGATCCACCTGCTCCTCCACCACCGGTACCACCAGTGCCAAAAGCACTACCATTTTGTCCTGGATGACCTGAGCCACCTCCTCCACCACCTGCGTATGCAACGGGTGATCCAGTTATATTTGTTGTAGCACCTGCTCCACCATTACCACCAGCTGCTATGTAAGGAGAGGGTTGATTCGATGAATCTGCTCCGACTGCAGTTGCTCCACCACCTCCGCCACCTGCTGTACCAGAACCTGAACTTCCATCACCTCCATTACTTCCTTGAGAAGGAGTTACAGGGGGAGTATTTCCAGCTCCTCCACAAGATCCAGGAACAGCTCCTCCGCCGCCACCACCGCCTGATCCACCTGTTGCACCTATATTCTGGGGAACAGCTGGTGGGTTACCACCTACTCCACCGCCTCCACCACCTGCTGATGAAATTGTTGAAAAAACTGAAGCACTACCAGCATTACCTTGTCCTACTCCACCGCCTCCACATTTAACAGCTCCACCAGCTCCTACTGTAATAGGATAACTTGTTGCTGTAACTGTAATTCTATTTGGTGCACTTGGATAACCTTGTGTAGGCGATCCTGTATATGGAGAACTTGGACTTACTACTTCTCTATATCCACCAGCTCCACCTCCACCTGAAGCGTATGCTTCTGGCGGACCTTTAGCCATACCACCACCTCCACCAGCAACTACCATATATGAAACTAAATTATTAGCAGCACAACTTCCTACAGAACAAACTGTAAAAGTTCCTGGACCTGTAAATTTATGAATTTTGTCATTACCAGAAGTAGTTATTGTTCCACCTGTTGCTACCACAAAAGACTCTCCAATAAATCCTGTTCCTTCTTCTACAGATTTCCATCCTTTAGTTCCATCTACATAAATTAAAGTCATACTTAAATGTTTAGTATCTAATTCTCTATTTCCTGCGTTCCCATCTAAGTTTGATCCATTTCTATCTATTGTTAAAGCGTTTGAATCAAAAGTTCCTGCATAATCTTTTAAAGCAACAGTATCTCCTGCTGTTGGACTTGCAGGTAGGGTAATATTAAATGCTCCCCCAGTTGTATTACAAAAATAACCTTTTCCATTTACAGCACTAAAAGTTGATGTCTTAATTGAATCTGTTACCCAATCTACAGCTTTAAATCCTGATTGACTTGCACCTGACCCTAAAGCTACTGTATCTCCTGAACCACCTAAAGTTAGGGTAGTTCCGCATTGTGGCTCAACTGTATTTACTTCTATCTTTGACATTAGACGATTACCACCGTTCCTGTAACTGTTATTGTACCTGGTAAAGTAAGAGGTCCTGCGAGAACTCCGTTTTCTACGGTCTGAACTCCATTAATAGTTGCCGCTTGATTAGGTATAAAATCGTTAGGGCCATACTGCCCTCCAATATATTGGATTCCATTTATTGTTGCCGTCATAATTCCTCCTACGAACTAATAGTGTCAATGTATGAACAAGTAACATCTAGTGAACTTGCCGTATCACTAACTGCTTCTAATACATCACCACTAGCTAAAACAATCTTTGCTCCCCCTTGGATTAATTCGACAGCTGAGTTAGGTGGAATCACGACTCCTTTAGCTAAAAAGTAATCGGCTCCTCCCTTTGCAATTTTAACATCAATAGCAATTGATGCAGTTAAAATATTACAGCATCTAATACCTATAACTGCATCATAATTTCCTGCAGTTAAGATAGTAGTATCGCCTGTTCCAATGGTTCTTACTAGACTGTTTCTAAAATCTTGTGCCATATTTTTTTCCTATTTATAATGCAACCGCCATTGCAATTGCAAAACCTTGTCCCGCTGCTCCTACTGTGTTACCTGTAGCATCTAAATAAACTGTTTTACTTGCGGGCATAGTACAGAATACATCTTTAGTACCAGCAGAAAAACTTACTGCTGAATCAGAATTAGAACTTGAGATAGGTGTAGTTCTAGTTAAGTTTGCACTTGATCCATCTAATGTACCAAGTCCAACTTCCCATTCAGTTGTACCAGTATTAAAAATTGCATAATAAGTTGTATTACTATTTCCAATTCCTGCTGCAAAAGTTTCAAAACCAGTTACTGCACCTCCAAGTGCCATAGCACCTACACCAGTTGTAGTACTAGTTTCTTTTACTCTGTCGTTTATTACTAAAGCCATTTTAATTTTCTCCTATTAAGCCATGCTTATAATTGCATCGCCAGGTGTGCTTGGATCCGGGAAAGAAATTTTAAATGTACCATTAGTACAAGTTTTACTTCCACCAAAATCTAACACCACACATACTTTATCACTCTTGTCATCATTATAAATTGTTCCAAAAGCTGCTGTAATAGTAGCTGAAGTCCACGTTGTATCCGCAAAATCACAAGTAGCTACTGCACCTGTAGAAACAACCGCATTACCAGTCAAAGCATTTCCGCCAGCGGTATAATTACTACCACCACCAGAACTTTGCTCATTAGTTACTACATAAACAGTACTAGATGTATCGTAAGGATTTGAAGTGTATAAAGCTAATTTAAAGCTATCGCCACCAGAAGCAAAATTATGTGTTCCTGAGAATAACTCTCCACGAAATGCATAAGGTATTACGTTTGCCATATTTTTTTATCTCCTTAATAAGTTGATGGTGATTCAGATTTAATTGGAAGACGAATAACCCCATCTTGATATTCGTTTC